AAGAAGAAGAGAGTAGAACAAAATTGATTAAACTCTCCGAAATGAGAAGGAAAAGCGTTAAAGAAGAGGCGGAGAATTTGTCTTCCATGGATGAAATAAAAGCGAGAATCCTAGGGATAGACGAAAATGACATATGAGCGAGAAGGAAGAAAACGGGGTAATTTGCAAAAGTTGCGAGAAAGCCTTTCAAACGGAAAGGCAACTGCACGCTCATATCAAAGTGCATAAACTAAGAGTAGTAGAGTATTACCAAAAGTATTTCCCGAGATACGATCTTTACGATGGAAAAATTATTAAATACAAAACAAAAGAGCAATACTTATCTACAGACTTTAATAGTAGGACCAATTTACGACTTTGGTTAAAAGAGAAAGACGCGGAAGAGTCCAAAAATTACTGTAAAGGCCTTTTGCTAGAAAGGAAGGAAAAGAAAGGTTTAGTTTATACTCCTTCCCAAGTGGAACTAAGGACTATACTGTCTCCCCCGATCCAGTATCTTCACGATACATTCAAAAATTATTACCCCTTCTGTGAAGATATAGGTTTTAAAAACAAATACCAATTCCCTGTTGAAATAACAGAAGGCAAGGAGTACGAAAAGCCTCAGTATTCTATTCATGTAGATACGAGGGAGCAGCTACCTTTAAAGTTTGATGATTATACAACTAGGTCCACCACCTTACCCGTGGGGGACTATACTTTTAGCGAACCAAAGCTGACATGTAATTGCTATATAGAAAGAAAGTCTTTAGCTGATTTCATATCGACACTAAGCGTCAGAAATTTCGAAAGGTTTGAAAAGGAAATTATTAGAGCAAAGGAGATGGAAGCGAATTTAATTATACTGGTGGAAGATACATTGAGTCATGCGATGAACTTTAAGTACCTGCCTTATGTATCAAAAAAAATAAAAGTTACTCCTGAGTACATTTTTCATAATGTGAGACATTTGATTCAAAAATATCCCCATATACAATTCTTATTTGTTAAGGGAAGAAAAGAATCTAAAAGAGTAGTCAAAAAAATATTTTTTAGTGGCTGCCTTTACAAGAGTATAGACTTACAACTGGCCTATGATATAAAAATCTTATAAACGACAATGAAGAAATACTATGTTACATATGAGCCCTGCACTGAAGACTTAGGTAAATATCCAGTAGATAAATGGGTCCAAGTGAACGATCCGACATCTCAAAATATATCATGTCTATGCGGAGACTTACATGTTACAGATGTTAGTTTTGAGTATTTCCCGCTTGACGATAGCCATCCATGCGTTAACAAGGTCAACTCAGGATTCGCGTTTGGATACATTTCTTACATTAATCAGAGTTGCGATATAGAATTAAATCCTAAACCAATTCCCAATACGACTCTATACAGAATGAGGTGGAAAATGTTTGGAGATCAATATCGATTTTGCATAGAAAATGAAAACGAAAAATATTCCGAAATGGATCATGTGGATCACATGCTTCTCTTCAGAGGAATACCTTTTGTTTCTAACCCCAAGTATAAAGGGAAATTAATTAATTAATAATAATAAAATGTGGTACTGTCCAGATAAATATAAAAATAAAGACGAAGAAAGCGTTAATGACCAGCTGCTAAAGATGAAGGGACACCTTTCTGACAACGAAGCCAAGCTTACATTAGCCAAATTCTTGAACGCTAATTTAGGTCTTACTACTGAATTAATTTCTGGGATCAAGTTAGCTCCGTTTCAGGAAATTACCCTCAAAGGAATGATGAATAGAAACTTCTCAATGTGTGTTTGGGGTCGTGGTTGCGGTAAAACGTTCATTGCTTCAGTGTTTTGTTTCCTTCAGTGCATATTTAATCCCGGCACAAAAATATTAGTAGCCGGTCCCACTTTTAGGACGGCTAGATTTATTTTCGAAAACTTGGAAAAGCTGGTTGAGTCTGAGGGGGCAGAGCTTTTAATGCAATGTTTCGGGGCGAAATCGAAGAGAAATGATCAGTTTCAATGGCAAATTAACGGGGGGACAATCACGGCCATTCCGCTTAACGGAGAAAAAATTCGTGGTTTCCGCGCTAACGTATTGCTGCTGGACGAGTACCTACTTCTTCCTGAAGATTTAATCAACACAGTACTTATGCCATTCTTAGTAGCTCCACAGAACATGAAAGAGCGTATAGAAATCAGAGAGATGGAAGACAAGCTTATCAAAGCTGGAGACATGAAAGAAGATGAAAGAATGGTTTTTGAAAACGATAGCAAGATGATAGCGTTATCTTCAGCAAGCTACACGTTTGAGAATCTGTATAAGACCTACAAAGACTGGGTTAATCATGTTTACTCTGAAGAACAAAGCGACTCCTCTTATTTCATATCCCAATTAGGATAGGAAGGGTTACCTGAGCATATGATTGACCACACTATAATCGAAGCAGCTCAAGACGGAGGGTATTCGAATGCCTCATTCCAAAGGGAGTATTGCGCTCAGTTCACGGACGGAAGCGATAGCTATTTCAGCGCAATCAAAATGCACCAATGCACTGTTCCAGATGGGGAAGAACCAACCACACTTATAAAAGGTAAATCGAGCGGGAAATATATCGTAGGTATTGACCCGAACATGAGTGATAGTCCAAGCGCGGATTATTTTGCGATCACAGTCATGGAAATAGATGAAGAAAAAGAAACCTCAACATTAGTCCACAATTACGCGGGACTAGGAAGTCTGAATAATCATGTCAGATATCTAAAGTACGTACTGGAGAACTTCGATCCAGAATTAATATGTATTGATAATGCTGGCGCAGACATGTTCTTAGAAGCAGCAAATCACTCTAAACTATTTTTAGATAATAAAATAAACTTAAAGCCTATCGAGTTTGACTCTAACAAAGAGGGGGTAGATTACCTGAAAGAAGTAAGAAACCTGAAATCATCTTATAATAAAGAAAATAAACAAATAGTCTTTAATCAAGTGTTCTCAAGCGATTGGATAAGAAAGGCTAACGAGCTACTTCAAGCAAATATAGATTACAAAAAAATATGGTTCGCATCAAGAACTACAGCAAATGGCTCAGAATTCGATAAACAAAGCATGACTAAGGTTAACTTAAAAGACGTACGTGAAGAAAATTTGGGGGATTTTATCGAAACCCAAGATAATTTAGTATATCAGGTAAAGAAACAATGCGCTCTCGTAGAGGTAAAAACGACTTCTAGAGGAACCCAGACATTCGACCTCCCACAGCATTTAAAGCGGAATACCAGCGCAAACAGAGCGAGAAAAGATAATTATACTGGTTTACTTTTGGCTAATTGGGGTGTAAAATGTTACTTTGATATGAAAAACTATAAGATGGAAACACCTTCTGCGACCTTTGTTCCTAGAATGGTGTAATGTAAAATAAGATTTTATTTAAAAAAAAACTCTAAAAAAGACCAAAATGAGCGTTCCGAAAAAACAAACAAAAAAAGTGGGAAGACCCAAGAAGAAAGAGTCTGAAGATATAGTGCCGATTATGATCTCTGAAGCCTCCGAAACACGCCAAGAAAGTAACGCTTCAGATAGGACTTCTTATCGAAGAAACGTTTCTAGCACAATAGAGAGGACCGATAAATACAGCAATATAGACAAAGGTTTAGTCCCTTTTAGAACTGTAGACAACAAAGGCGCAATGTCGGTGAGGGATGCCGTTGTGTTATGTCAAAAAGCTTATTACAATTTTTCTGTTTTCAGAAACGCTATAGACCTGATGACAGAATTTTCTTGTGCAAGCATTTACTTTCAGGGCGGCAGCAAGAAATCTAAGACGTTCTTCGAAGCATTGTTAAAGAAGGTAAATATAGTTGATTTGCAAGATAGATTCTTCAGGGAATACTTTAGGTCAGGTAATGTATTTTTATATAGGCTCGATGCGGCGATCAAGAAGGAAGACGTTAGGAAGCTCTCACAGACTTTCGGAAGTAAAAAAATTAAAATTCCATATAGATACGTGGTTCTGAACCCAGCGGACATTCAATTATCAGGCTCCCTGAGTTTCTCTACTGACGTTAAAAAATACCACAAAGTACTTACTGACTATGAGCTAGAGAGAGTTAGAGTAGCTAAAACAGATGAAGACAAAAAGATAAGAGAGTCGTTACCTGAAGATGTTAAAAAATTATTAAACTCTGGGCAGGTATTGAATTCTATAAAAATTCCCCTAGAGTCTGAAAAAATTTCAGCAATCTTCTATAAGAAAATGGACTATGAACCCTTTGCGGTTCCCATGGGGTATCCAGTACTCGAAGATATAAATCACAAAACAGAATTAAAGCGCATGGATATGGCTATCGCTAGAACTATGCAGCAAGCAGTATTGTTAGTTACGACAGGAACTGATCCAGATAAAGGGGGAGTAAATCAAAAGAACTTGGTTGAATTACAAAAGCTTTTCGAGAATCAATCTGTGGGGAGAGTCTTAATAGCAGACTATACTACTAAGGCTCAATTTGTAATCCCTCAAATAGGAGACCTTCTCGACCCTAAGAAATATGAAATTGTAAACTCAGATATTCAAGCGGGATTGAACAGTATGATTACCGGTGCGGGGGGAGGAACGTCTACCGCTACGGGTGATAAAGCTAGCAGCTTTTCAATGAAAGTGGAAATTTTCTTAGCAAGACTTAAGCAGGCGAGAGAAACTTTTCTCAACGATTTTTTGATCCCAGAAATAAAAAGGGTAGCGCAAGATGTGGGTTTAAAAAACTATCCAACCCCTTTCTTTGATGAGATAAGTCTGAGGGAAAGCACGAACTTCGCTAAGGTTTATAGTAGATTAGTAGAAATAGGTGTCCTAACCCCAGAAGAAGGAATTAAAGCTATTGAGACGGGTAGGTTACCCACTCCAGAAGAGTCTGTCGAATCACAAATGCAATATAAATCTAACAAGAATAAAGGTTTATATATACCAATGATGGGTGGAGTAGACCCAACTGACACAGCCAAACAAAGGAGCCACGAACTGAAGTTAGTAGACAAAAAAAGTTCGTCACCTTCTTCACCCAACCCATCGAATAAGAACAAGCAATCTAAGATCAAACAACCAACGGGAAGACCTCAAGAAACTGACTCCCCTAAAGAGAGTAACGTTGAATCGAAATCATTCTTTAGCTTCAGTAGGGTTAAAGAAAATATTTTACTTTCTCAAACTTTAGAGAAAGAAGTTGAGGTCAATCTAAGGAAAATTCATAAAGTAAAAAGATTAAATAAAAAGCAGAAGGCCGTCGCAGAAAGCATTACTAGTGTAATTATAACTAACGAACCAACAGAAAACTGGAAAAATTCGATAGAGGATTACTGCAAGAAGCCTGTCGATAAAAATCATGACATGGTAAAAGAAATTACCGACATAGCTATCGAACATCAGGTCAACATGTTTATGGCGGGGATACTTTATCATAGTAAATCGGAAGAGGAGAACGGAGAATAAAAATGAACAATTCAGAAGACAAAAACGAAGAAAATGATCAAATAAAGTCCCTTTACGGAGACTCAGACTTATCGCTTCCTGATGACCTACTCGTCCCAGATCTAGAAGAATCCAATTCAGGTTCTGATTATGAAGCTCGCAATATAAAGGATGATGTAGATGTCTCTTTTAAGTTTTGTTTCTTGGGAGCTGGACAAGGGGGATCTAGATTAGCTGAAACATTTAACAAGCTTGGGTACAATAGGGTTGCTGCGATTAATACAGCTAAATCAGATTTAAATACTCTATCTTTAGAAAACAAATTATGCGTAGGCGAGGGTGGCGGAGCGGGAAAAGACCCCGCCGTAGCTGAAAACGTTCTTCGGGAAAACAGGGAAGATGTTATCGATTTCATGAGATACTCTTTCGGTGAATCTTTTGATAGGATTTTTATTTGCGCTGGGGCTGGGGGAGGCACGGGATCAGGCATGGTAACGTCATTAGTCAACTTAGCTGAAGAAGTTCAAGAGCTGGTGAGAACCGAGGAGAAACAAGTCGGGGTAATCTTAACATTGCCAAAGAAATCAGAAGGAATGAAGGTTAATAAGAATGCGTCCAATGTTTTAAATAACGTATTTTCCTTGGTGGAGACCGGTAAGGTGTCTCCATTGATCTTACTGGATAACGATAAGGTTGCGCAACTTTATCCTAATATAGCTGTCTCTAAATTCTGGGGCGCAGCAAACAGTAGCTTAGCCGGTTTATTCCATCTATTTAATTTAACCTCAGCAAAAGACAGTAGTTATACCTCCTTCGATAAAAACGATTACAAAGGAATATTAAATTCTGGGATGATTTTATTTGGAGCTTCTCCAGTTAAGAACTGGAATGACCCTGTGCAAATTTCACGTACCGTAAGAGAGAACCTTAAGAGTAACTTACTGTCTGGAGGTGTTGATATAAGTACTGGGAATACCGCTGGAGTGGTAATGATAGGGAGCACGGAGATATTAGATAATCTTCCTCAAGGACACATTGATCAAGCCTTAGATCAATTAAATCGAATCTTAGGTAGAAATAGCGTTGTCCATGGTGGTGTCTACAGTGGGGATAAACCCATATTAAATATATTCAGTGTTATAGGTGGCTTGGGCAGACCCACGGACAAGATAAGATCTCTTTCATCAAATTGACGTCAAAAAAATAACAGACAAAAACATTAATTAATTAAAAAAGGTGTAATACTTCACAGTATGCGCCTTTTTATTTTTTTACTTTGTTTTATGATGCTCGGTTGCGGGTTATTAAAGCAGAGTAGAGAGCCTCATTACTTCTCAGAGATGAGGCAAGAAGGAAAAGATCCCCTTCATATATTTAGCTGCGGACCAGAGGCTATACAAAAAGCCTTCAGAAAACTAAACGTTCATGTAGATCTAAAAGACATAAGTCATGCTATTCAGAGTAATCATAAATTTAATACTTGTATCAGAGATGTTTTAGCGATATTCGCCAATGACGCAAGGAGGATAACTTTTCCAGAGGAGGTAATCGATGAATTAAAGGCGCGAGGGTATTCGGTTAAAAAAATTAAAAATTATTCAGAGCTCGATGCAGAGACTGATGTAGCCATCATCCTAATCAAGAAAAAGAACTCCCTCACCTACCACTGGATGTGCTTCCCTGTGGATAGAAATATTTTATCTTTTTTTGGAGAGAATACCGTTTTAAAAGAAATATACCTTATAGTTAAATAAAATTAACTAAATATTGATTTGAGAATCCCAAGCGTGGGATTTTTAGTGTAGTTCTTAGTGTATAGAACTGCCTAAATTGAGCTATTTTGTAATGAAAAATAAGGAGCAAGAAATACAAAAGGAGAATTCGTCTGAGAAGAGCGAAAAAAAACTTGAAGAGCAGAGAATTTCCTTCTCCGCTAATCTGATTTCTTGCCTAGAAGACAAAAAGAAAAGCTTCAATAAAAGAACCAAATCAAGCCTCAAGATTCAGCAGTTGAGAGACGTATATTTCAGGGGAGTTTCTTCCGCTGAAGAGGACCTGAATCTACATGGCCTTGCTAGAGTTAATATGTTCCTAAGAATGAGGGAGCAAAATAAGGCAACGACAACCCCTTCCAATTCTGACCCCGCAGAAAAAGCTACAAGCTTAGAGCTTGAAAGCGCAGAGAGCGCTAAAGAGAGTTCTCCCATAGATATTTCTGCATCATGGAGACCAGAGGAAGACGACGTAAAAGAAGCTAAAGCTGATATCGAAAAATTTGATTTAAACTTGGATTTTAAAAGTTTAGATGAATTATACTTAGAGACTTACAAACCAATTCAACTTGAATGGGAATAATATCATGGACATTGATTTCACACAAAACATTATACAAATGAAAGAACGCGATGTTCTTCACAAGCCATTTCCGTCCCAAGAGGGATATTCTCTCTTTGAAAAAACGGAAGAAGGCAAAATCGTTAGAATGACTTTTTCTAGCGAAGAGTCTGTAAAAGCATACTTAAATCATCTTGGATATGATTGGGGAAATGAAGGTAAAAACGAATTCAGAAATTTTGATTGCATCAAAAGACTGACCACAGTTTTGCCAGAACTTAAAGATGCAGAAGTCGTCGCTGCGGACCCTCAATGGGATGCTGACGCAAAACCAGATTTCCATCTCGGTCAGCCAATTCAGCCGAAAGAACACGACTTGCATAAGTCTACTAGATCAATTGAAGATCTACCTCATCTTGCTGTGGAGCTTAGAGAAGTAGATCACCCGCTTCACTGGGACGACAGTAATTACGACACGAAAGCAAGCGAATGCGAGACATGTAAAGAAAAAGTTAAAGGAGATTATTCTGAGCTTTACCATAAAGTTCAAGGCGGATACGACGGGGACATCAAAGTAGGAGACAATGTTAAAAATATTAACCCTAAATGTACTCATTTCGAAAGCGTGGGGGTCGTAAAAATACTTAATGACATTCCCGGCGACAAAGGAACGACTGTTGCTTATCAATGTACTAACGCTGGAAAAAACTGGAAAAAAGGGGATATTCTAGATAAAACT